CCATGCAGATGGCAGCAGCTGTGGCTCTCGTAGGGGAAACCATTAACGGCTTCAACCTTGCCCATAAGGTCTCCAGAGCTTTCTTGGCTCAGGATGAACAGAAGGGTCTGGAAAAGTTCCTCAGCGAAAAACTGAAGGGCGTAACAGGCAAACGCAAGAGCTCGAAGCGTAGACAGCTTGAAATCGAATTCAAGAAGCTTCGCCGTAACCATGTTCAGTTCCAAGAGAGCGTGACTCTCGCTGGCATGACTGAAGTCTTCCTCAAGGATCCGATTGAAGCATCCACTGCGATCAATGCTCCGAAAGAAAGATTCCTCGAAGCTGTGAAGTATCTTGAACGAATCTCCGGCAAGCACAACATCGAAAGTCTCTTGCTCAGCCTCCGTTACTGTGTGAAGAGCCCGATGGAATGTCTCTATCGCTGCTTTGCGATTGCAGCTGAAAAGTACTGCAAGACTGTCGGATCTTACGATTCTCAGCAGTTTGTCAAGGGTCTCACCAAGAACTTGGCTACAATCACCGTGGCAGCTATGGCAGCATCCAAGCTTCCGGCTGACGTGATGGCTAAGTACGATATGAGCATCCTTGAGGAATTTGCTAAGGCTGTGGAAAACTTCGATACTGATCTCGGTCATATCGTAGCAACCCTTAAAACGGAATAAACTCCATTATGAAATAAAGGATATCCTATGGCATTACCATTTCTGAAGCGTGTCGGCAACGACTATTATCTGACGGCTCCCCAAGCTGTCGTATACGTTCCATTGTACTTCTTTGACAATGAGAGAATCTCTGTCGTGGAAGGCGAACTGTGTAAGACCATAGGATTCATTTTCATTGAGGTGTACAAGACTCCTACCTCCAAGCCGGAACTCTGGCAGATAGATTGTCCGCTTAAGCTGACGATCCCGTTTGCAGAATCCCGCAAGGAGAAGAAGAAGTTTAAGGGTTCCCATGAAGAAGAAGAGTACATGGCATTCGTTGTCAACGGCGATTCTCTCATGTTCCAAGATGCTCTCAATGTGCAGAATGGAAAGAACTCCGAGCTCTTCCTCAACTTCTTGCTTGGCGGTAAGCTCCCTGATAACCTGAAGTATTCCGATATCGCTAACTTCCTCCGTGAAGTTTCATCGATGAATGGAACAGCTCTGGGTGTGCCTATGTCTGTGACAGAAGCAATGGTGGGAGAAATGTGCCGAAGCTCTAAGGACATTTACACGCCTTACAGAAAGGTAGCCGGACAGACTGGATCCGATACAGACTACACTAGTATTCGAATTCAAGAATTGCCTCGTGTTACCTCTACCTTCTCTGGTCTGGCATTCGAAGATATCACTTCAGCTGTGTCTGTCGGATGTGTAGCCGGAAAGAAAGGCATCAAGGGTATTGAATCACCCTTCGAAAAGATCATTCACTGTTAAAAAAAATAAGTGGTTATGCCACTTATTTTTTATTTTTGGGGTGTCTGTATTATCCTATGAACGGAAGTGTTATTCCTATTGCCGCAATAGCCCCTGTGGTCAGGGCTATCTTGTATACAACGAGGGCGATTATCCCGAGGATAATCACTATAGGAACAAGCAGGGTAGCAATGAACGCCACCGCCAAAAGAATCAATACAACAACACCGCCTATGATGACTTGTGCCATAACAGCCTCCTTTTGTTTCTCCATCAGCATTAAAACAAAACTCCAATGAGCACGCCGATGATAAATGCCCACAGAAGCTTCTTGCGTAATGTGAATATCCCGTACGCAAGGACGAGAGCCAACAATGGGAATAATATCATTGGTTACCTCATTCTTTTATATACGCTTCGGCGAGGAATTTTTACGAATAAGGAAACTATCAATTTTATCATTCCTCCAAAAACTCTAAAATGAGCATCGATATTTCATAAATGTCTTATGAATATAAACTTTAGCATACAAGGAGTCCAATTATGGCTGCTGATTCTCTACCGAAATACATGCACCCGCATTCGAGTGCCCGTATTATCGATAATGCCGTCTTGACTGTCTCGTCTAGCGGCTTGACAAATATTTTCGTTGCCCTTGAAGCTGAAAAAGGTATGCCGAATGAAGCCACTTATGTAACCACCCAGAGTGAGTGGATCTTCAACTTCGGTGAACCCAACTACGCAAAGTACGGGCAATCGGCTCTGAACGCTCTTAACGCCATCAATGCTGGCTACGGCGCATGGGTTATCCGTGTCGTGCCGGATGATGAAAGATTCGCTTCGCTCTCTCTTGGCATCGGCTTCCGTAAGGATCAGGCATACACGAACGATGAAGAAAAGTATCGTCGTATCGAAATGACTGCCGATCAGGTTAAGCTCTGGAACCTTGCTCAGTCTGACGACGCTCAGAAGCTCTCCATCGACACTCGTTCCGGTAATTCCGCCATCATGCCGCTCTTCTACACGGAAGAAAATGGCTCGGTGAACTCCTCTCTCCGTCTTCAGACGCTCGATGAAATCGAACTCTACAAGGCTAAGAATACGGATGTTACCAAGACTATCACAGCTGTGGCTAAGAAGAATGTTGTGACATTCTCCAATCCGTATGTCGAAGTCTCTGGTATCTTCATATGCATGTCTAAGGGTTTCGCTGAAGATGATACGACTGGCGAGTACGCAGTAGGCACCATTAATGGCACAAATGTCACGCTCGGTAAGCCCTCCGATCCGAATACGACGGCATACCTTAAGGCTGACCACTGGTGCGTCGTAGACGAGAACAACGGAAACTTTGAGCTCGAAACTGTTGGCGGCGAACCCAAGATCAAGGTCTTTGACAGCTTCGCAGAAGCTAAGGCTGTTGCAACCCAAACAGGAAAGGAAGTCCGTGCTTACTCCGGTACTCTCCGTGTGTACGTGGCCGCTTCTGGTAGTGGACACTTCTCTGATGTCTTGGGTAATGTCATCACAGACCTTGTTGGTGCGGGCTCTACTCCTGATCACGGATACGGGCCTATTACTAGCTATATTGCCAATATTAATCCGGCATTCTATCTGGATGTTAACAAGGATTTTAAGCATACTTCGTTCTTCCTTCAGGATAACAAGATTAATAGCAAGAACGTCCGTGATGCCTATCTGAGCTATGATACTGGTAATACCTGTTACGGTGTCGAAAAGGCACAGATTGTTGAAGGCCAGAGTGTTACTGTAGGAAGAGCTAGACTCACGTCCAAGTTCAATTTCAATATCGGCACTGCCGACAGCGAAACTTGGGATTATGCCTATGAAGTCTACAAACAGACTAAGACTGGTCAGTACATCCCGGTTACCCCTGATCTTATTAACGACAATACGGCCTTCACTGAAACCGAAGTTGCAGAATGGAATGCTATCTATGGTACTAGCTACGTGCTCGGCAATAGCGACAGTCTCGCTTCCAATGCGGCTACGTTCATTGAAAAGGATGCCTCTACTGGAGCAACGAAGAATGTCGTGCTTTACTACGTGAAGCGCACTATCGATGGTTCTCCGGTGTTCTCCGAATCGATGACGGTTCCTGATGTGTTCCGCTTTAACCGTGTCAAGGCTACGTCCGACAGCGACTCTGTGGTCGCTTCTAACGATACCAAGAACTACGGTGTTGAATCTATGAACACCAAGTACGGTAGCGTCGTTACCACGAAGGTGTCTTACAGTGCTGACGTGAACACGACTGACTTCTGGAATGTTGATGACGGCGTGGTATTGGCTAATGCTATTGAAGCCATCAATTTCTTCTCTAGCCTTCCGTCCATGTTCACCCTTGCCAACGGTACAGCTACCGGAACTGTGAATGTTACGCTCAATACGGGTGCCACAATCACCGCTGACGAGTATAACACCATTAAAGGTTCTTCTCTTGCAGATCTCTTTGATGGAACTACAAAACAGCTCCGTTCTGACATTACCGCCGCAGAAGTTCCTGACGCAGTTGCTGCATTCTTGAATAGCGGTTCTATCACTAGTGTTGTTATCGACAACATTCCGGCAACTTCTACGATTGCTAAGATCGTTGCGGCTGCTGGGGCTGCCAATGGTGCTGTCTCGCTCGACAATCCGGAATTCCTCACTGGCGGTTTCACGTTCTATGTCTCTGGCGTAGCACCTGTGCTTTCTGGCAACAGCTCTGTCACTGGATTCAATGGCACCGTTGCTTTCACCTTCGTCTCTGACACGGTCGAAAACCTTGCTCTCAAGGCTTTCAACGATGCCGTTGATGCTGGCAAGACCTCTATTACTGCAACGCAGTTGACCGGAAAGAAGATCCCGTACGAACGCAAGATCGTGGACTTTGATGGTGGCGTGTTCGAAGCCAACTATGACTACATCGAACGTAGCTATGATACCATCGGCCTTGTTGCTACGACCTTCACGAGTTTCACTCCTGAAGCAAGTGCCGGCTACAAGCCGTATGACATGATCGACGGTGTTAAGGTTAAGAATGCTGCAATCTGGGAAGCTATCACCGCCGCTAAGGAAGGTTACGTTGTGGGTGCTACCCGTGACGAAATCGCCGATGTGGATCCGGCTGATCTCAAGACTGCTAACTTTGCTGAAATCGCTCGCTTCTTGCCGAAGGGTTCCGGTAAATGGTACAACAACCTTGCTATCTCTTTGACCTATGACGACAACTTTGATGGCACGTATCCTGAATGGAGTATGTTTAAGCTCTCCGTGATTGAAAAATCCAAGGGTGAAGAAATTACTCGTGAACAGTTCAATGTGTCCTTCGACCCGGATGCAATCTCTGCCACTAAGGAAAGCCTGTTCATTGAAGACGTGGTCAACACCTACTCTTCTTACCTGACTTGCGTAGTCAATTACGACAACCTCCAGAACTTCATTGAAACGAAGCTTGCTGTGAAGGATGGCGACGGACATGAAGTTATCGACGAAGACGGAAACGAAATTTTCGTTGATGTTGATACCGTGCTCAAGTACATCTTCAACCGCATCGATCTCGAAGAATTCAATGTTAGAACGTTTGGCGAAGGCTACCAGACAACTGATCTGGCTCAGTACAGATTCGATTCCCTCATGAGCGTCATTGGCGTTGATGAAGATGGCTGTGCTCTCGACTCCTCTCGCTATGACACTATGTACTCGAACCTCTTTGTCTATACTGAACCGTTCGTGTCCTTCTGGTTCTACAATACTGTGACTCCGGCTACCTCGCTGTATCTCGGCGGTGGTTCTTATGGTAACGGTTGGGAATTCGAATACACGGATGACGAAGGTAATGCAGCATTCACGAGCTCTCTCGCTCAGGCTCTTGTCCGTGCCTACAATGGTACGACTGATCCGTTCATCACGAACGTGAATCTCTGCGAATTCGACATGATGTTCGACTCGAACTACGATGAAACTGTCCGTAAGGCAATGGTGGATCTCGCTTCCGTCACCCGTCAGGACTGCGTCGTGTTCCTTGACCAAGGCTTGTCCGTTGCTAACGCAACTCAGGCTATCGATAAGAGAAAGAACGAGCAGAACTACGATACCTTCTATGCCTCTCTCTTCACCCAGCACCTTGTGGTGAACGATATCTGGTCTGGTAAGGTCATCAAGGTTACTCCGACTTTCTTCTTGGCTTCTAAGATTCCGTCCAATGATGTTGCAAATGGCAAGACCATGAACTTCGTGGGCGCTCGCCGTGGTACGATCTCTGGCTTCCGTAGCATTTCCTACATGCCGACTCAGTACGAAATGAGCGAACTCTACAAGAATCAGATCAACTACATTGAACGTGACGCTCAAGGTGTCTTCTTTGCTACTGAGCTCACCACTCAGGTGAAGAATACTCCGTTGACGCTCATCCATGCTGTGCGTGCTATCTTGGCTCTCAAGAGAGACTTCCTCAAGATTAGCCGTAACTACCGCAGTGAATACGCTCTTGGCACGGTTCAGTCTCAGCTCATGGCTGAATTGAACTCCGCTGCTGCTGAATACATCCTTCAGGGTGCATTCCGTTACATTACTCCGACGATCTCCTCTACGGACTACGATGTCCAGCAGAGAATCTGCCGTATTGATGTGGCTGTCGCATTCACCGACATCATGGAACGCTTCGTCTTCTCCTTCGTTGTTGAACGCTAAAGATAAAAGTATCCTGTATCGCAAGATGCAGGATATTTTTAACTCCGTAATAGAAAGGAGAGTACCATGTTCAATGATAAACTCAAAGGCCCTCTAGACTTCTCTGGATTCTTTGAAGGCAAGGTAGTAACCACAGCTGATCCTAAGAACCAAGGTAGAGTGGGTGTAGCCATTAAGAGATTGATGCCGTTCACTGGGAGTTACTCTAAAGAAATCGATAATGAAGAGACTGTAGTCAAGAACAACAACAAGCAATCTAACAATAACATTGCTGGGACTAATGGGTCGATTAAGTCTACGAACTACATCTGGTGTAACCGAGCTTCTAACCGATTCGAGTATCATGATGAAGAGAAGAACCAGACAGCGGAGACAGGTAGCTTCATTGTGCCACCCGTAGGCTCTACTGTGTTCGTCATGTTCCTTAATAATGACATCAGGTGTCCATACTATCTTCCATTCGGCCCAGCCGTCGAAGGTAGCAGCAAGCTCTCCAGATCTGAAGTAGAAGGCAATCCTAAGATGGATCTCATGCACGAAACCATTAATGGCGATATTATAGGATTCGACAATGAGAACCAGCAGTTCTTTATCCAGATGAGCGACAAGAGCGGAGTGCTCGTAGACGTAAAGAATAAGCAGGTAGTCATAAACACGCCTGAGAATGAAGCCCTCGTGGATATGAAGAAGGATGCCATCAAGATTGTAGCCAATACTGTGAATGTGGAAGCTAAAGAGGTGACAGTGAAAGCCTCCAAAGCTATGGTGGAATCCGATACAATCTCGCTGAAGACTACGGACTCTAGCAAGTGGGCTCCTAATATTGTTCCGGACTGTCCGATTGGCGGATTCTGCCACGGTGGGGTTCCGGCTGGAATCAAGGAACTCAGGGGCTATTAGAAATGTGTGCATAGGTTGTATAGCCTATGCACAATTTTTCAATGGAACTTCATAATGAATCATTTCTAGGAGTCATCTAATGTATTTGGCAGAAAAGCAAAAACAGGATGCGAAGATCTTTAAGGAACTCATAGCGTTTGCGTCTACGCTGATCCTGAAAGACCAGTCCTCAGCCGATCAGCATGAGAGCTATAAGTCTATCATGTATGCGAATAGCTACATTTCGGCTATCGAAAAGACTCTCCCAGTTGTAAACGGCACTCCACAGTTTACCTCAAGCGAATTGCGTGAATACAACGCAATTCCTAATAACACTGAATACTTCATTGATTGCTATCGTAGAAACTCCCTCTACATTGCTGATAACGAGAAGAGACTGAAAGAAGTCTCTCAATCTGCCTTCAACACAAATTACTCCGATATCACGGCTCCGTATAGAGGAAATGTCTATGAAGTGAACATGTATTACAGAATGTTGTACTGCAAGTATGGATGCGACCCGTATGACGCTCGTAGAGCTCAGGATATGTCCATTATCGCTTACAATGTCAATTCTGTTACCAACAACATCGATCTCTTCAGATTCAACAAGATTTATGACGAGTGCAGGAATCTCTTCATTGAGAGACTCTTCAATAAGGCATTCGAGTATACCACGTCCTACAGAGAATTGGTGAATTTCTTGCTCGTGACGATGACGGTCATCCGTTATATGGACGAGAAATTGAATGACCTTATCGTCTACAAGAATTACACTTCGAAGGATCTCCGCAACCTGTTTTACAGCTTCGGATTCTTCAATGACAGCGTGATCCCGGCATCCTTCAAGGAAGATGTAGCTCGCTCTCTCTATAAGCTCATCAATGCCAAGGCTACTGACGAAGCTTTCAGAATCGTAGTGGACGATATCTTCAAATCCGAGAGCATCAAGCTTTCCA